CGGGTATGGGACGGGGAGGCTCTCTGGGTCCAGGCTCGGGCATCTTCCGTCGGAGTGGGTACGGGCTCGGTTCGGGTCCAGATTTGGGTCCGGGCATGGGTCTGGGAGGTTCGGGTCCGGGCATGGTACGAGGAGGCTCGGGCTTCTTGAACCAGTTCCACGGAAACCAGGGGTTATACGATTCCCGTCTCCTCATCGTGAATACAAATACGACCATCATGATCACTACAAGAATAAACATACGCTGCGTCGTGTGTCGTTTCATTTGTTATTTACTTAGAAATTAGTTTCATGAGGTCATCAATCTTCTGAAGAATGTTTTGAAACTTGTAGATGGAATCCACATCGGAGGGCTTCACGATTTCCAATTCGATTTGGTAACTCGCCTCCTCTTCTGAGTCCATATCAGCATTGTCTCCCGATGAGATGGTCATGTCGATACTGAGGTTCTTACGTATGAACGAGTGACGAGTTTTGGTACGCTTACGATCCATCTCGTACTCCCCCGAGGTAGGGATTTCGCGAGCGACGCAGAAACGTACATCGAGAGGATCACGTTTGAAATCATCTTTGGTGACACTAATCTTTTGAATCATGATCTGTTCCCCAGTCGCCTCATCACACGTGATCCGAACATTGTTGGCGTCACTGTAATATACTTCAGACGTGCTACTTTTAGTCTCTTCCCAGCCATCAAACTTCTTTAGTCCATTGAGTACCCGTTTCCACGTATCTTTACCGACATTTGTATCAAAGAGTGATCCGTTGTGTTTACCGAAACGGATCTCAACTTCGATGTCACCTTCACCCTTATGGGCTTCAAAAATGGGGAGTACTTTATCAACGAGATCCATTTTTTCTTATCTTTTTACATTCGCGTCTTTCTCTTAAGCCTTTTTTACACATAAAATATAATGAAAGGTTTTGGAAACCTTGGGAATACGTGTTATTTCAACACGGCACTTCATTGCCTTTTGCACATCCCAGTGATGTCCAATCATTTCATACGAAATCCATATGAAGGTGAATGCACATTTACCAGAGCATACTCGGAATTTATTAGAATTTATTGGACACGGGGTCAAGAAACGGTGGATGTTAAGCCACTCCTCACAGCTTTCCAAAAGGAGTTTCCTCGTTTCAGGGAAGATGAACAACATGATGTTCAAGAAGCTGTTATGTGTATCATTGATATCCTTGAGAGAGCTGAACCAGTGGTGAAACAATGGTTCTATGGCAAGAAGACACAGGAAACGATTTGGCCGGGTGGGAAGTCATCGAATGAAGAAGATTTCAGTATTCATTTGATAACCTCTGATGGAAATGATATGAGTGAGATGTTGCCCAAGAGTACAGATTGGAGTGTATTAGAAAACTTTGAGGACATAGATGGGAAAGTACACAATGTCGCTACGACTCGCATGATCTTTTCAAAACTTTCACAAATTCTTATGATCTCATTCGATAGGAAAAGTCACATCAAAATAATTGAAACTATTCATATTGGGGGTGCTGAGTATAATTTGATTGCTAGTGCCGTCCATGTAGGAAATCAGAATGATGGGCACTATATGAGTTTTGTGAAGCGTAGGAATAAATGGTTTTTATTAAATGATGAAAGTGTTCAAGAACACGAACTTCCAATCGAAGCCGGTCATTACTTCATGGTCTACAATCTAAAAACTCCTTCATCTGAACATTCTCCTTGATATTCACGATTGTTCTATAAAATGTGCGGCGATTATTGGGATGTGTCTTATCTGTCCTCCTCTTTAGGGGTTTCCACCACATAGGTTCTTCCCATGTTACGTACTTACATTCTACAATCGCGCCATCTTCGAACCAAGGTTCATCGTCGATCCTATTGAATGGAATTTCACTTTCAAAAAATAGTTTCCCTTTTTCTTGTACATACAACCTCCAAGCTGGTGTTCCAGCTTTAAATCCAGGGGTTTCTCGTGAAGGTTCTCTCTTCATGAGAAAGTCGACAGTATTCTTCTCTTGTGGTTTCCATTTGAACATCGTTTCATGTGTCCCAATTCTGATAGGTTCATTAATAGGTGTGAAAACAAGACCATCAATCTTTTCTTGAACTGTGGGGAGATACTCATCCATAAACACATTAAAATCCCTCATATGGTGAAAGGTTTTACACTTGAGTCGAAATTGATCAGACTTCATATAAATAATCGACTTCATGAGACCACGAGAAGCCTCGAGACGATCAGTGATAGTCTTATTCCACACAGATTGTCCAGCGACAAGTACCGCATCATACACCATGAGAGTATCACCGTAGAGTTCTCCATCTAGAATTGTTCCCTCGTAGGCGTTTTTCTTTAGGTTAATGGAAACCTCAAACATATTAAAAGCACGATTTACAAATAGACATTTCTTTTTCCCTTCATACATGAGAGCAATCATCATGTGCCGCTCACCATCCGTCTTTTCACAAACCATATAGTCACCACCTTTTAGGATGGGAAAGTGTTTGCGTTCGATTGAGATAGGTTGCGGTCCGGGGAAATAATCTTTACTTCCCCACCGTGAATGGATGAAGTCTATAACATATTTGTGAAGCGGGATGGACATATTTTAGTTTATGGGGAAAACTTTAATTAGTTTTCACACCAGCCGCGTTTAGGATATTACTGATACATTCATGAGTATATGTCATCGTCAACTTAGCTGCCGTAAATGCGTATATTCGCACACTTTGTTCTTTAAATTTTTCAAACATTTTGGGATAAATTTTCCAATTTCCAGTCTTTTTATCCTTGATACATTTGATAACATTCTTAGTATTCATCATCCACGCTTTAGCGTGTGTATAATTCACATTATAAATATTTTCAGAAATCTTCTTTGTAACTTCTGTATCGAAATGGAGACCCATTTGCGTTACTGGCTCATCAGATCCTCCAGTAACCTTACCCTTGAAAAGTTTCCAATCGATACCTTCCCTCACTCCTGGGAAAACGAGGCAACCAACTGTCTCATGTTTCTCGAAACATTGGTCTAAGGTTTCATCGTCGATGCCAATACCAAAATCAATAAAAATGATTCGATCATGTGATTTCATACATTTTTGAATCATATCAACCTTATCAAAAGGGTTATCATTCACATAGGCAATCTGATTGTTAATACTCTTCCGAAGACATCTCATATTAAGTCGAAGAATTGCATGTAGAGTTTTCACATGACAGGATTTGGAACGAGTGACGATAATAGTGGCCAAATTCATGGTTTTCATACGATCCTAAGCCTTAAGCCTGTCATTCAGGCAACCAGTGAATGGTAAATTCCCAACATGACCTAATGTCGTATTTACATCGGCATAGATTTTACCACCAGATTGTTGCCAACGACGACAAAACGCGTAATCCTCTGAAAGATAACGACGATTTACAGGGTCAATCATACAGTCAAAGGCTGCGTGGTAATCATCAAAATCTCGGTTCTGGTGATCATTCTTACACCACAAATCTGGGAACTTTTCCTCAAGTGTTTTAAATACAGAACGCTTAATAACCATGAACCCTGTGGGTCCGTCAAGAATCTCGATGAAACCATTTTCAATTGAACGTTTTTCGGCACCAAAGTTAATCACGAGACTTGAGGATAACATGGCCATATCCCTTTCGTCACCCCTTTTGACAGCCTCCATAGCTTGATCCCACATCACAACCTTCTTGGGGTAGCATGCGACAGATATATCATGCCCAGATTTTACTAGACGCACAACTGCTGCGGGATCAAAATGGACATCTGCGTCGATAAACATGAAAAGATCACAGTCCGTCTTTTGCATGAAGCGACCTACAGAAACATTACGGGCACGATGGACAAGAGATTCATTCTCAGTCGTATCTAGATACATTTGAATACCTTCTTTTATTAAAAGGAGTTGAAGCTTAATGATACTACTCATATACTTCTCTAAACATAGACCACCATAGCACGGTGTTGATAGAAAAAGCTTCGTCATATATTATGACTCATCTTTAAACTCTAAGTGCTTTTTGATGATCACTTCTATTTTATTCAGTGTCGGTACAGACACTGAACACTTCTCACACATCTCACATTTTGTTACACTTGGACTTAGTACCATGTAGATGATCGCAGATGCTACACTATTCGGTGTCTTGCTCATCAAATCTACACAGTTTTCGGTAGTATTACATAATTTTATACATTTTAGACGCTGTTCTCGGGTCACTTCGAATGAATTCAAAAGTCTTTGCATGACATCAAATGCCTTCGTGACATAATTCTTTTTAGTAGCACCCATAATAGTATCTTTAAACATTTGTGTTGTACGACTAATATCCTTGGACTGAATTCCAAACATATCCGCAATCTCCTTCGTTGTCCTAGGATGTTGGGCAAGCCTGCATGCATAGAGCACACAATTTGCCTTGATCCCCAAACGCACCGCACCACGGGTGAGCTTTCCATCATTGAATTTCCTATAAAACATCTTTGCATCTTTGAGAACCACCTCTGGTAAGGTGTGACACGCCTCATCGATATCTTTGTATGCATGGAAAAGTGACCGATCTTTGTGATTCATGGACATATGGAAATTGATTTTCGCCATACGTTTATTTTCATACGTCGATCCACGTTGTGTGGATATGATCGTCCCTTTACCCCAATTTTGTGAGAATAATTCTGGATTCGCATTTGGATTCCCACACCTGGATGGATCATTCACTTTACCATCGTCAGTAACTCCACTTGTCCATTCCGCTGTATCATCCACAAAATATGAATCCACGAGCCCACATTCTGAACATGTGGGCAATCCTTCCCTGGTAATAAGTTTAATTCCCGAACATTCACGACAAATATTCATATTCACTGGCTTTTCTTCATTTTTTTGGGGTATTAGGGTGTCTACTTGAGACCATATAGCTGCCAGCATTGTTTTTGATGTTGGTACTTTTTTTTTAGATTTTCATAAAACGCATTACTGACTTAGGCGTCTAATTCTTGTTTCAATTGCATCAATGGATTCCTTGAAACTCTTTCCACCCGAAGTGGATGGTTGCCACTTGTCCCATTCTTTATCAATCGCTTCATGACCGGGTGGTAAAGGAATATCTTGACCCACTATTTCACTATCAGATACAACAAAACCCTCTAAATCAGAGTCGTCATCTTGACCTTCATCATAAATATCACTGTCACTATCCTCGATATCGATTTCGGTGTAGTAAGCAAACATGTCGTCACCCAAATCTTTCATCTCGAGATCCTTGAAAGTTGTTCCACTTAGGTGGTGTTCTGTAACACTTTCGTAAGGTGCGGGAGATAATTCTCCTTTGTCTAATTGATAGACACATGCAGACTTGTAAACAAGTTCGGTGGGATTGAGATATCTCAGGCCGAGCGTTCTTCCAGTGTTCATCCCAACAATCCCGTACATTTCGTCTTCAACACCGTCTTCGTTTACTAAAACTTTTACAATGTCATCCTGAATTATTTTAGAGGGCACAATCATGCTTAGAGTTTTCAACCAAAAAAATATAAGGGATAATATCACAGATGAAAGTTATTATATATTCGAAAGAGGGATGTGAATATTGTGACCACGCAAAGACTCTATGTGAATCGGAGGGTCTCGATCATGAGAAGATTATGGTGGATAAGGAGAAACTCAAAGAGTTGTGTGGTGGCTCAGTGACATCCTACCCTCAAATATTTATTAACGAACGTCGCATTGGAACATACTTTGAATTTCAAGACTATATGGAAGATGAATACGAACCAATTCTCGCTCCCACTCTAAACCGATTTACCGTATTCCCCCTGAAGTATCCCAAGCTTTGGGAACTCTATAAGAAGGCTCAAATGTCTAATTGGACAGCTGAGGAGGTAGATCTCTCTAAGGACCTGGACGACTGGAAAACTCTCAATGATAACGAACAGAAATTCATAAAATATATCCTAGCATTCTTCGCTGGATCTGATGGAATTGTTTTTGAAAATATCAATAACAACTTTGCTGACGAGGTGCAAATCTCAGAAGCTCGCTCATTTTATGCGTACCAGTCTCACAATGAAATGGTTCATGGTGAGACCTACTCTAAATTAATTGATAAATACATTAAGGATGGTACTGAGAAGAAACAACTCTTCGAGGCTATCCAAACTGTCCCCTGCATTGAGCGAAAGGCGAATTGGGCTCTCAAGTGGTTTGACACTAAGACCAAATCTTTTGCTGAGCGTCTCTTCGCATTCGCATGTGTAGAGGGTATCTTCTTTTCTGGGAGTTTTTGCGCCATCTATTGGCTAAAGAAAAGAGGACTCATGCCTGGTCTCTGTTTTAGTAATGAACTCATATCTCGGGATGAAGGGCTTCATCAGGAGTTTGCAGTTGAACTCTTCAAACAACTCCGTAACAAACCATCAACCGAAGTCATCCATTCTATCGTGAATGAAGCAGTTGAAATTGAAAAGAATTTCATCCTCGATGCACTCCCATGTAACTTGATTGGTATGAATTCCGAAAAGATGTCGGAGTACATTGAATACGTTTCTGATCGTCTTCTCAAACAGATTGGCCAGCCCCCAATTTGGAACTCCAAAAATCCATTTGATTTCATGGAGAATATCAGTCTCGATGGCAAGACAAACTTTTTCGAAAAGAGGGTGGGTGACTATGGGAAGATGGATGATAATACCGATGAGATTGGTTTCGATGAGGAGTTTTGAACATTTTACAACCAATTGACAATAACTGTTTGTAGAATACAATTAACCGAAAAGAATGCCGTCAGATTCGACAGACATGGGACTGAAGTTACGACCACTATCAACCAACTCAATCTGATCCTCCGCAAATCCGGGCTTGGGGTCAGGAGCATCAACCATAGGGACGGGGGGTTCAACAACAACCTTCTCACCTCTCTTCAACACTTTCTTCTCACCACAACCACACCCCTGCTTAGCTTTCCTTTCCTTCTTGATGTTCATCATACCCCAAACAATGAGGATGAACACAAGGGTGTGCACGAGGAGACCCATCGTAGAGGGGCATCCTGTGGGGGTGGCGATCCTGGGACCTAAGACTCGCCTGACGAGACGGAATGTCTCTGGGTTTGCCACAATGAAAAATGTCAAACCAGAGATGAGGGAGATGACAAACTTGTCCTCCTGCTTCTTACCGTTACAGCCACAACCACAATCTTTAAACAGACCCATATTAACTTTTGATATATGTCAAGAAAAAAACTTACTTAAAGTCGAGCGACATACTATAGATATAACCAACCAACAATGTCGCTCACTATCCAACGCTCATCCGATTTCTCTGCCAAATCTGTGCAATTTTCGAAACTTCGTAAAAATAAGAATGGCGGCAAGGCCGTCTATCTCAACGCTGGCGACAACAAGAAACTCTACATTCAGTTCCCTTTCATGCGATCACCATATGGTCTGAGCGCCTTCACCGATGAAGGTACTGGACGCACGTCCTACTCCCTCGACCTCTCATTTGACCCCGATAACACCGAGGCAGTTGAACTCCATGATAAACTCAAGGAGCTTGATGACATTATCGTGAATACTGTCGCTGCCAATTCTAAAGAGTGGCTTGGGAAGGAGTTCAATGTAGCTGTTCTCAAGGAGGCCCTCTACAAGCCCATGATTCGTCCTGGTAAGGAGCAATACCCATCCACTATCAAACTCAAGGTTCTCATCAAACCCGATGGGACTTTTGTACCCGAAGCGTACTCGATGCAGAAGCAACCTGTCACCCTGGACACGATCGAAAAGGGGCAGAAGTGTATGGCCATTGTTGATCTCAATCAGATTTGGTTCATCGATAACAAGTTTGGTGTCACCATTCGCCTTCAACAGACGCTCCTCGAACAGTCTGTCAAACTTCCTTCATTCGCCTTCCAAGGTCTCGATCTCCCTGAGGATGAGATTGAGGAGGAGGTAGAAGAAGAGGTGGAAGAAGTTGACGAATAAATTTCAAATTTCATACACTTTAAAAATTCCATATTGGTAAGATTAATTAATCTTCTTACGAATATAATAATGAACACTGAGTTGAAAAAGTTGCTCAGGGGAAAGAAGGCGTGTGCTCCTGCGTCACACCTCTGGTTGAAAAGGAATAATGGTTCAATGACCAAGGGAGCTGTAAAAATTGGTGAAGGTAAGTACGGTAAAGTGTATCGTGGGTGTGTAGATGAGGGGTGTGAAAAGTACATCGTCTATAAAGAAGTCAGACTACCTTCACTGAGTGAAAAGACGAATAATGTACCGTTAAAAATTTTCAAAAATATCTTCGATGAAATGAATCTAAAGATGGAATTTACCATCGCGAAAAAGTTGGAAGGTTTTGGGGTTCCCAAGATGTACCTCTACAAATCGTGTGATGGTAAGGATATTCTCTACTCCGAGTACGTGAATGGTAAAGAGTTGGGTGAGTGGATGTGGAACAAACCTACACTCAGTGCGATCAAATCAGTCATGACACAGGTAATCTATAACCTCTACCGTATTCAACAGAAGTATCCAGGGTTCCGTCATCACGATATCCACATTGGAAACATTTTGGTGCGTCCAGTGCCCACAAAGGATATGAAAATCAAGTTGAGTAACAAGACATTCACAATTTCGAATGCAGGTTTTGAAGCTGTCATAATTGATTTTGGGTTTGCTGTATTCCCAAGAATTAAGAACCCCCTCATCAATACCAATCAATACAAGAACATTGGTATCTCCCGGAAATCTGACAAACACTACGATTTACACGCATTCTTAAATTCCATACACGCCATGGTTCGACAACCACGGACCACGGTGGAACGTATAGTGAAAACATTTGTGCAGTCTCTTTTACCAGACAAGTATCTTGTAAATAATTCAAATGTTGTAAAGAACTATAGGTTGAGGGGTAACAAGACGGTGAATTTGAGCTTCGAGGGGGTTCTCTCTAAACCTTTCTTTACGGGTGAAAAGAGTGCACCAGTCGTGATTCCAGTCCCCAAACCCCGAAAACCTGACATTAAAATTATGGTTCCTAAACCAAAAACACCTGAAAACAAAGATGCTGCTAAAGCACGGGCTATCGCCATTCTCAAGGCGGGGAAGGGGAAACCCAAAAAGCGCCCTGGTATCGTTAGAGCACGACCTTAAAAACCCTCTTCGTACCCTCATCAACTTCAGAGAGTATCTTAAACTTTGGAGTCTTGACGAGTTTCTCGCCATTCTTAGTGACGAATGATTTCATCCGTTCAACTTCACCACGGGGCATTTTCCTGATGTATTTGAGCGTGACATTCTTGTTTCCAACCGTGAATACAGTTGAAGACATTTTTAATATTAACCTATAATAAAACAATGCTCGCGTTCATTATTCTCACATTGATCAACATACTCATTCTCGTGAAGACTGGGCAGGCCATGAAGACTGGGCAGGCCATGAAGACTGGAAAGACGGGTAAGGATTGGACTGTTTACGGGACCATGGGTTGCGGTTGGACTCGTAAGCAGTTAGAACATATGAAGAAGAGTGGAAAGCCTCACACATTTGTCGATTGTGACAAAGAGGGTTGTGATGGTATGGATGCGTATCCCACACTCGTGAGCCCTACTGGTGAGAAGACGGTTGGGTACAAGGAGGTTTAAATGCCACGCATAACCTGGAGGGAAAGTGCGAGAATGAAAGCATCAAGCAAGGTGTTGAGTGGCTTGAGAATAGTGATGTGCTTCACGAGAGACCTGTTCCACACGAGACGGAGGAGGAACGTGCTGATGAGCACAGTGAGCACAAAGATGAGAAACTCGGTGACTGCGTCAGACTTGCTTTGAGCCTTGGTAACTTCCTGAATCATTTATTACATACGGATATTTTTTTCTAATCAAACTATAAATGAAAGGACTCCCCCCTGTGAGTGGGTCCGAAAGTAAGTTCACAAACAGGCGTTGGGGGACAACGACTGGTATTGGGAACAATAATTGTTACGCCTATGCGGTGGGTGACTACGAGGCATACAGGTGGCAAAAGTCCATTCCTGGTGATCGTTCTGGACTTTCTAACGGGAGTCACAACTATACACATTGTACGGGTCTTCCCAATCGCGTTGTTTCTGACAACCCTAAAAAGGTGTACAGAGTCAAGGCTAACGAAAAATGTAAAAAGGGTTACTATAAAGTTATGATGTTTGTCTCTCCTGGGAGACCCACAAACTATATTCGCCAGGGTGATTTCCACTTTTACAAGCAACACAGTGTAGTTGAGTATAAAATCAAGACTGGTGACACGGTGGTGTCTGTGGCAAAGTTCTTTAAGGTTCCAGAGTCGCGGATAAAGAGGGGTGGTTCATTTGGAGTTGGTAAGCGTATCGTATTCAAGGCGAACGTATTCAGTCACAAGCGTGGGTGGGCTACTGGACCACTTCTGACTGATGCGAATGGAAAGGTTATCACGGATCCTCGCAAGGCTTCTAGGAACTATCCAGGTCTAAACTATGAGAGGTACTGTAGTTCATTCTGCGTGAAGAACACTGGGATCAAAGTCGGCAAGACTCACCCCAAGGTCGGCAAGAATACTGTCTAGGTCAGGTTGATTTTCAACGTCAAAGTTGATGTCGAAAATATCCATCACATTAAAAATAGATTCCTCATTCAAGGACACAGAGTTTGCCTCTGCTGTGTAATTGTTTTGAATCGTGACTACAATCTTAAATTGAGAAGCATCAAATACTTTCCTGCAAGTTGGGCATGTATTCTTACCTTGGTCTTTCCACCTCTGTATACAGTGGGAATGAAATATATGTCCACAACGGATCGGAGGATTTGTCCTCGTCGATCGGACTTCACCGAGACATATGGAACACGTCGACATTCTATAGGAAGGATTTAAAGTTTTTTTGGTGATTTCTCTCAGTTAGTACACATCGGGCATCTTGAGGAGGGGTACGTTGCAGTTGTTGCAGTTCGCCTTACCCTGTTGCTCCTGTACCTGCGACATGAGTTGGGGACCTTGTTTTTGGAGGAGTTGGCGGTACGAATAGTTGTCCTCGAAGGAAATGTTGTTCTGCTTCATGACGTAATTGTTAAAGAGCTGGGCTGAAGAGTTAATGGTGAAGCACCGACCGTCGGCCATACCAAGTCGCTGAGACATTTTTATTACAATACCATTAGAAATTAATTCGCCTATTAGTAATCGTCTTCATCCAAGATTCAAACCCCTTCTCTCTGAGCTTTTTGATAAAAGGGTCACATTTATATCCCAAGAAAATGTCAAAGACGTCAGTCTCCTCGGTGCGAGACACTCTAATGTCGTCATTTTCATTGATGTGTTGGTTGATGATGTTGTATGCAAATGCAATCTCCTTAAGGGTTTCTGCACCAGTGATGATGATCTTCCCAGTACTGAAGATACTGCATGTGATTTCCTTCATCTCGTGGGATGGTTTAAATTTGATTTTCACCGCTGAGTATCTATCTGGTTCGAAAGAAACTTTGAAGATGTCATTGTACTCTTCGAACCAGTCAGCCACCTTCATGAGATTGACGTTGTAGTTGAGACTGAAGTTAGAGTTGATCATGACAACTCGGAAGGAATCACTGGAAATACTACTTTCCATATCCAAAAAAGTCTTGAAGATCTGGATGAGTTGGGTAATGATACGCTTACAGTCAAAGAGGTCACAACACCCCGCAACTTGAATACTTCCATTGGGGAACACTTTGACAGACTTGGTACTGTACGTGTCATGGTAGGTGAGTGTCACCTGGTTGTAAAATGTAGTGGGTTTCAACGTCCATTCAAAACCATCGGTGTTCGTTCCCTCGCGTCGCATCTTGTAGGAACCGATCCTCTCGAAAGTGCTCCGAAGTCGCTTTATGTCAATCTCTTGCATAAAGCTCGAGACCATAGTGATTGTTGTAATCTTTATCCATGAAGGTCGGGTCTCATCTGGTAAAGCTTTACGAATATCTTCAAGGGTCAATAGATACGAAAAGCTGTTGTTGGCGATTGAAGAGTACATTTTTGTAGCATACTTTTACAACTACGACTGATCTACTTAGGTGTTTAAAGAAAACATTCGCCATAAATCTAGATGACTTCCTTTATCCGTTCTGCCAAACATGTACTCGATGTTGAGTCTGACCTTTCATACATCGAAATCGTATATGATCGATATATGAAAGGAAAGGGGTACGACACCTTCACGGATTATATCAACACAGAACCACTGGCTGATTGGATACACATCCAATCTGAGAAGCATTCGATTCCTTATGAAAAGTTTCTCGATTCAATGGTGAAAAAAACGATTGAGGTTAGACAGAGAATGGTAGAACTTGTACTCGAAAATATTATGGTTTATGAACAGTCTAGTAAGGTGTATGTACGAATTGCACACGCTACAAAGATCATTGATCCAACATTCCAACCACCCCGTGTAAATATGGAGAGTGCTTGGCAGATGGAGTTTATCAAGAAGTTGTGTAAGAAGTATATTCCCCACGCTATTCAGGAATGTACGAAAAAGTCGAGACTTGAATACTTCTTCAACGTCTTACGTATAATAGAGTTAGAACAATAAAAAGTAGGGCTAAAAATACCCAAAAGTATGGAATACTCTTGTTCGATACACCTACAACAACATCCTTTCGGGGTCGATCTCGTGTAAAGCCATAATCAATGTTACGTTGAGGACGCACCTTTTTCTTAATGAGACAAGGTTTAGTTTCATTAGCACAAAGACCTGTGCTACAGAAGACACTTTTCCCAGCAACTGGTAATCCATTAGGCTTCTTCACCTCAACAAAATCACCAAAATCGCCAGTCTGTCGCACACCCCCTGGAAGGGAGAAATCATGTGTGACAAATGGGTTCACATTGTTAATGGCATCCTCGTCGTTGAGCATAAATTTACTCATCGCTGTTATTACTACTTCAGATTATAATTTTTGTCTTTCATTTTATACCGATGTTCTTCCCACATTTTATCTAAATCAATATTCAACATGTGGGCTAATTGAAAAAGGTAGCTAAATACATCACCCATTTCCATCATGACATCGGTGCCTCGCTCCTTTTTTAGGTTTTGTTTCTTGAATGTTTTCTTATACTGTCTGATCGCAGATGCAAGCTCACCAACTTCTTCTGAGAGTAAGAGCCATACCGTATCCAATGGGGCACGATCCCACCCCTTTGATCTACAAACTTTCTCAGTTTCCGTTTTGTAATAGTTTAGACTCATGACTTATTATTCTCTGGTGTACAATCTTTAATTGATACCGATCTTGTTATTGAAGTCAATCTTCTTTCCATAGGTACTGGTATTAACTGGTTGATCCAGGGGAACACTAATAGTCTCGATGTCACTTGTATAAGCGATATATTGCGACACACCAGTTTGGATTTGTGACAGGGCACTAGAAATGACACGAGTATTCATATCCTTGACCTGTTCATTGACTCGGTTGTAGTGATCACCCGAGTTGCTGATAAAGACCATTCGCATGATACCGTACAGGTCATCTGGGTTTTGGTAATCAATGGCAATACCCGTATTATTCTTGAACGTCTGACGGATGCCACGCTGGAGAAGATTTTTATTGAAATCAGAAAAGAAAAGAGTGTTCAATGGGGTCTCACACTGTTGAATGGAATCAAGGTGGAGGTTATCACACATTTAATATACTCGCCGAAAAAAATTGTGTGTAAATAATAAATGGTGAACTTCGCTGACTTTAATGAAGTGTATGCCGACAAAACCCCAACGTACGAGGAAATTCCTTGCCAACCCCCAACCTGCTTCGTTGGTTCTTACCCCCCAGTGGCCAAAGCTGGTGAGATGGGTCCATTCTTCGTGAACACCTATCTTCTCCAACCCAACCGGAAGTTTGAGACTTTTGGAACCGTGTCCGTGAGGAGCGCTGATCTCGAGTGCAAGAAGTAAGTTAAAAATAAAATTAGAACTTTAGATATATGAGGGTCATTAAACGCTCAGGTCGTATTGAGGATATAAAATTTGACAACGTCACCAATAGGATCAAGAATTTAACGTATGGACTCTCTGAAAAATGCGACTCTTCTAAAGTTGCGCAACAGGTATTCTCTTCTATGTATGATAATATTACCACTCAAGAAATTGATACTCTCTCTGCTGAAATTTGTGTTGGTATGATCACTTCCGAACCAGATTATGAGGTTCTCGCCACTCGTATTGTCGCAAGTAACATCCATAAGGTGTGTCCTAATAATTTCCATCTCGCAATGAAGAAGCTTCAGAAAGCTAATGTTGTCACAGACGAGGTTGTCGAAGTTTCTCAGCAGGTGAAGGATGAAATCAAAAGTGATAGGGACTTTGACTTTGGGTATTTCGGTCTCAAGACCCTTGAGAAGGGTTATCTTCAACGCGTTGATGGAAAGTTGATTGAGACACCTCAATACATGTTTATGCGTGTCGCTATCGGTATTCACGGGAAGGATATTCCATCTGTACTCGAGACGTATGATAAGATGTCCCAAGGTCTCTTCATCCATGCCACACCAACCCTTTTCAACGCGGGAACGCCTCGACCCCAAATGTCATCCTGCTTCCTCATCGCCAACAAGGAAGACTCCATCGATGGTATTTACGGAACCCTCACTGAATGTGCCCAAATTAGTAAGTGGGCGGGTGGTATCGGTATGCACATCCACGATATCAGAGCGAACAAGTCACGTATTCGGGGAACCAATGGTCAATCGGATGGTATCATTCCGATGCTTCGAGTTTTCAACGCCACAGCGCGTTACGTGAATCAGGCTGGTCGCCGCAAGGGTTCAATCGCGGTGTATGTGGAACCATGGCACGCTGACATCATGGACTTCCTCGAACTTCGCCTCAATCAGGGTGACGAGGAAGCGCGCTGTCGCGACCTTTTCTCTGCCATGTGGATTCCTGATCTGTTTATGAAACGGGTCGAAGAGGGGGGCAACTGGTCACTCTTCTGTCCAGATACGGCGAGGGGTCTATCTGATGTATATGGAAAAGAGTTTGATGCGCTATACACCAAGTACGAGGAAGAAGGACTCGCCCATTCGACCGTCCCAGCCGCTGAAGTATGGAAGGCGATTCTGCGATCCCAGACGGAGACTGGAACTCCATACATGCTCTACAAGGATGCGTGTAACGCGAAGAGTAATCAGAAGAATTTGGGTGTGATTAAGAGTTCCAATTTATGTACTGAGATTATTGAGTACACGAACAAGGATGAGACTTCCGTCTGCAACCTGGCCTCAATCGCACTCCCCAAGTATGTCAACAAAGAGGCGAAGACGTTCGATTATGGGAAGCTTCATGAGGTCACTAAGACTGTCACGAAGAATCTCAATCGGGTCATCGATCGTAACTTTTACCCAGTGGAGACTGCGAGACGTTCCAACATAAAACACCGCCCCATCGGTCTAGGTGTCCAAGGTCTAGCTGATGTATTTATTCTCTGTGGTCTTCCCTTCGATTGTGAAGAGTCTCGCCTCATGAATGCACACATCTTTGAGACCATGTATCACGCAGCCCTCGAAGCGAGTTCTGAATTGGCTGAAGTTGATGGATCCTATGAAAGTTTTGAAGGTTCTCCTGCGTCACAAGGTATCCTCCAACCCGATATGTGGGAAGGTGAAACCAAGTTTAGTGGTCGGTACGATTGGGACACGATGCGTGAGCGTGTGAAGACGAAAGGACTTAGGAACAGTCTCCTCATGGCACCCATGCCCACAGCTTCTACGGCTCAAATCTTGGGTAACAATGAATGCTTCGAACCCTACACGACCAACATCTATCTGAGACGCACACTTGCTGGTGAATTTGTTGTAGTCAATAAGCATCTCGTTGATGATCTCAAGAGGGCTGGTCTATGGTCAAAGGAAATGAAAGATCTTATGGTGAAGGCTGGGGGTTCTATTCAAAATATTGTCGATATCCCAGATGATATTAAGAAATTGTACAAGACTGTGTGGGAAATTAGTCAGAAGTGTATCATCGATATGGCCGCGGATCGGGGTCGTTTCATCGATCAGTCTCAATCTATGAACCTTTTCATAGAAAGTCCCACAATGTCCAAGCTCTCATCGATGCACATGTATGCATGGAAAGCGGGTCTCAAGACTGGTATGTACTACCTCAGATCAAAGGCTAAGGCTCGTCCAATTCAATTTAGTCTAGAACCTGATTGTGTCGCGTGTTCAGCTTAAAGTTTAGATGAGTACAATAAACAGAAGAAAACATGGACAAAGCACTCGAAAACCTCCAAATCAATGAATATAAAAATCGAAAAATTATCATTTGTACGAAGCAGGGAACACCCCTCCGTGTGCAACTTCCTCGTATGTATATGCCTTTTGGTGTCTCCGGTTTCACACCCGAAGTTGGACCGACCAAGTACAATATTGACTTTGCTGTAAAAGGTCATGACGAAGAAGAAAGTTACATAAACATGTTTTATACATCTTTACGAAAACTGGAGGACAAAATCATCGACACAGTTGTTGAACAGAGTGAAGTTATTTTCGGATCTACGATGACCAAAGAAGAGTTACTCCCAATGTTCAATTCAAACGTTAAGGAATCCCCTGGTCGTGAGCCAAAGTTTCGTATTAAAGTTGATACAACCATGGAAGATCGGATCAAGTCAAATGTTTTTGATGGGGATAAAAATCCAAAGAATGATGAAGTGACTAATGGTCTCTATGCAAGAAATTCGGGACATGCTATTGTTGAACTCAACAGTGTGTATTTCTTGAACAGAAAGTTCGGGTGTACTTGGAAACTTCATCAGCTCGTAGTCTATGAGCCCCAGA